ATTCAATGGTATGCTTAAGATCGCTTTGGAGCGTTTAGTTCCAGAAGAACAAAAGCCAAAGAAAGTTCCAGTCAAGACTCGTGGCAAGAAAGAGTTACTGAACGAAGGAGAATAACAATGAAAGCCATTAAAAGATTTTTTATGGCATTTCTTGAAGTTGTCCAAGAAACTCGTGCTAGACAAGCAGAGGAATTAAAGAAGAGGTATTTTCAAAGATGAAAACCTTTCTATCTATAATTTCAAACTTGTTTAAACAGAGATCTCAGTTGGAAGAATTTATTCTTTCTAAGAATCCAGTAACAGCTGGTGATGTAGATCACTGGACTAGGGTATTTAATCACTCTCAGTATAGGGGATTATAATGCTTAACTGGATCCCTATGACTGATGATGATTGGGAATGGTTAAACAATCCTAAGGATAAAAATAAAAAGTAATTATACACGTCTAGTAAAGTCTTTTTTACTAAATAGTATGTATGATGAAAGCACAAATGTCCCCAAACCTCATTTCTTTTCTAGCGATTAGACGTGGGGATTGGGTCATCAAAGTTTCAGTTTATAGAAGTAAAGAAGTATTATTATTGGCGCAGAATTATTTTGATAAAGATAGATTCATTATTGAACACTTCTCCAATCATGATGACGCTGCAGATTATATTGAATGTTTAGCGAAAGATTAAGATGATTAAAGTATTTAAAATGATTAGTGGTGAAGAGATTATTAGTAAAGTTAAAATAATTTCTGGTGGATATGAATTAGATAATCCAGCAAATATTGTTATGCAACAAACTGAAACAGGAGTTGGTGTTGCAATTGCTCCTTACATGCCTTACGCCAGCGGAACAGTTACATTATATCTTTCTGCCGTAGCTTCAGAAGCAGCTCCAGATATTAAGATGGAAAACGAATATAATCGTGTTTTCGGATCTGGTATCCAAATCGCATCAGCTGATAGCTTAGTTACAGCCCGATAAATCGCTCTATGATCCTTTGTTCATGAGGATCAAATTTCAATCTAACCCTTACCAGTAGGGGTTCAGCACGCTTAAAATAATGCTTTACTTTAATTAAATTATGGAGTATAATAATATTATAGTGATTGAAAAGGAACTTAAAATGATTAAAGTAAATGTTGGTGATACTATCCGTGGTTACGATTTTAAACCAATGGTTGGTCGTGAAGATTGTTTCGTTGAAGGTGTTGTTGAATCTTTGACTGATGAACAAGGTTACGATTCTTACAAAATTACAGTAACCAAAGATTCTTGGATTGAACCGACTGACAAAACTGATACAGGTCGTATTGGAAAAATTGTTTATGTTCCTATGAAAGTTTTTCATATGGATTATCCAGGTCGTGTTATTAATCTGTCCCGTATTTAATTGAGAGGAAATTATATTATGAATACAATCTATAAATCTAAAATTGAATCTGTAGAAACTGTTGAACAGTTCTTAAAACGTGGTGGTTCTATCGAAGTTATCAAACCACGCAAAACTCCAAAACAAAAAATGTCTGGCAAAACTACTCGTGCTTCAATTAAGAGCACTTCTGGCTTTGCAGCTGGATTTCCACGTAAGTTTTTTGTTTAAAATTTATTTGATTTGCAACAAATATCGAGGTATAATTTTAATATGAATGTGAATAAGTTTCTTAATGATCTTGCTGCAAATGCCTCTCGCAATTTTAAGATCGAGCAATTAAACGCAAATAGCGATAACGAAATTCTGCGAGAGGTAATTCGGCTAGCACTAGATCCATTCACTCAATTCTATATTCGAAAAATTCCAAAATATGAATTTGTTGGAGAGAATTCTGAACATCAGACTTCATTAGAAATGGCACTGCAAAATTTGTATTACTTATACAGTCGAGAAGTAACTGGTAATGCAGCAATTGCTCATTTAACAGCAATCCTTTCTGGTCTTCCATCCGACGACGCCAAAGTTATCGAGCGTATTATCCAAAAAGATTTAAAGTGTGGTGTTTCTACTTCAACTGTCAACGATGTTTGGATGGGTTTAATTCCAGAATATCCATGCATGCTTTGCTCTCCATTTGAACAGAAGTTGGTTGACAAGATTCAATTTCCAGCCTACGCTCAAATGAAGATGGATGGAATGCGATTTAATGCGATTGTTCGCGATGGTAAGGTAGAATTCCGTAGTCGAAATGGTAAAGAAATTTTATTGCTTGGTAACTTAGAAGCAGAGTTTGCTGCTCTTGCTGGTTCAATTGATTGCGTGTTTGATGGTGAGTTGTTAGTTATGGATGATATGACTGGTCAATTTATGGATCGCCAGACTGGCAATGGAATTCTGAACAAAGCAAATAAAGGAACTATTTCAGAATGTGATGCAGCAAAGGTTCACGCAAGTGTTTGGGATGTAATTCCATATATTATGTTTGAGTCTGGATATTGCGCCACTCCATATTCGCAAAGATTCTCTACTCTTGAAAAACTTGTTAATAGTCAAAAATCGAATGGTAAAAAGATTTGGTCTGTAACATCCACTATTGTTGAAACTCTTGAACAAGCCCAAGATATTTTCCAAGATTATTTGTCCAAAGGTTACGAAGGTATTATCCTTAAAGATGGTAATGGAGGATGGGAGAACAAACGTGCGAAGCATCAGATTAAATTCAAGGGCGAATTAGAGTGCGATCTAAAAATTGTTGCAGTCGAAGAAGGTAAAGGTAAAGCTGCAGGAATGCTCGGTGCTATTTTTTGCGAATCTGCAGATGGTGTTGTTAAAGTATCTGTTGGATCTGGTTTTAAAGATGAAGATCGCAAGAAATATTGGAAAGAAAATTTAGTTGACAGAATTGTCGCTATCAAGTATAATAGTCGTATAAAAAATAAACAAGGTGAAGACAGTTTATTTCTCCCTGTATACATCGAAATTAGAGACGATAAAGATATCGCAGATTCTAGCAAGGTAATTAAATGATTCTTGAAACAGCTTTTAAATCAAAACGATTATTTAATATAAATGATAATAAAGATCTTAATTTATTTAAAAGTTTTTTGAAAAATAGTTCTTGGGGAAATGAACCATGTCCATTTATTTTGGAATTTCCATATCTAACAATTCCAGATATGATTAAAGATAAATTGGTTCATAAACTACTTAAAGTTAAAATGGTGAAATATGAAAATTGTAATTAATGATTGTTTTGGTGGATTCAGATTAAGTCATGAAGCCATTATGATGTATGGAGAATTGGCTGGTCTCAATTTAGAAGCAGTTCAGCAAGAAAATACTATTTTTGCTACAATAGATTATGATTACTATATTAATGGCGATAGAGAGAATGAGTTATATTATTATGGTTATGGAAACGATATCCCAAGAGATGATGCAAATCTTGTTAAAGTAGTTGAAACTCTTGGAGAAAAAGCCAATTCTTGGTCATCAAAGTTAAAGATAGTTGAAATTCCAGATGATGTTGAATGGCATATCGCTGAATATGATGGTATTGAACATGTGGCAGAAAATCATAGGACATGGTATTAAACATTAAAATGAATATCAACAAAGGAAAAAAATCATGAGTGATACTGTTTGGGTTAAAGTTGATTGTATTGCACAGCACCGAGTTAGTTATATGATTGAAGCCCCAGCAGATCATCCTGAGTATGCTCTTGATGATGTAACAATGGAAATTCCGAAAGAGTTTTCTCAAGATTGGTTGGGTGAAGTAATTTTTAGTCATCGAGTTGTTTCAAAAGAAGAAGCATTGCGAATTTGCGATGAAGAAAACGATTATGCGCAAGCATGGGGCGAGGATAAAAAGATTGAAGTGTTTTTCACTCGCCAAGGCGAAGTTAGAGATTTATAATGTTTATGTTCGATGTTGAAACACTCTCAGTTGAATCTACCGCAGTTATTATATCGGCAGCATTAATTCATTTCGACCCAGAGCAAAAACCATCTTATCAAGATTTACTAGATAATGCTTGTTTCGTTAAGTTAGATTCTAAAGATCAAGTCAAAAGATTAAAGCGAACAGTTGATTTAGATACACTTGAATGGTGGAAAAATCAGCATGAATATGTTCGTAAAGTTTCTCTTGATCCTTCTGGTGAAGATCTTATAGCAGAAGATGCAATAACAATCCTACAACATTATATGAGTAAGTTTCCTAATGCACAGAATCAAACGATGTGGGCAAGGGGTTCTTTAGATCAAATGGCAATTGATAGTCTAACAAGAAAACTTGACATGCAACCAATTACTGGGTATAATATGTGGAGAGATGTCCGCACAGCTGTTGATTTATTAACTGGATCAACTAATGGCTATTGTTCAGTGGAGCATCCTACATTTAATAGAACTCAGGTTATTAAACACAGCCCCGTGCACGATTGTGCGCTCGACGCCATGATGCTTATCTACGGAAATTAATTACAGAAAGGTTTAATGTCGCAATATTATTCTCATGTGTTTCCATTCGGAGACAAAATGTTTGTTCGTGGTTTTGAAAACGGCAAACCATTCCAACATAAAATAGATTATTTCCCAACACTTTATGTTCCTTCTCAAAAAGAAGGATCACCATGGCGCACGCTTGATGGAAAGGTTGTTGATGAATTTAAACCTGGAACAACTAAAGAGACCAGAGAATTCGTTAAGAGGTATGATGGGGTATCTGGTTTTGAGTTCTATGGAAACACAAATTATGTTTCTCAATTTATCTCTGACATATACGAAAGTGATATTCATTTTGATATGGATCACATTCGTATTTTTTCTATTGACATAGAAACCGCAACTGAATCAGGATTTCCTGATATCAAGTCTGCCAATGAAGAAATTCTATTGATAACAATTAAAGATAGTCAATCGAAACAAATCGTTACATTTGGTTCACGTCCATATGATAATTCTCGTAAAGATGTAAAGTATATTCAGTGTAACAATGAACACCATATGCTTAAAGAGTTTATTATCTTTTGGCAGAATAATTATCCTGATGTTATCACTGGTTGGAATACTGACTTCTTTGATATCCCTTATCTTGTTAAAAGACTTGAACTAACTCTCGGTGAATTGTTTGCTAAGAAACTGTCACCTTGGGGTTATATAAATGAGCGTAAGACTTTTATTCGAGGTAATGAGGAAATTCATTATGATATTCATGGAATTTCACAGTTAGATTATCTTGAACTTTATAAGAAGTTTACTTACACTAAACAAGAATCATATCGTTTAGATTATATTGCTTCTGAAGAATTAGGTGAAGGTAAATTAGATCTCCCAGGTGATACTTTTAAAGAATCGTATACAAATCATTGGCAGACTTTTGTTGATTATAATATTCGAGATACTGAACTTGTAGATCGTCTAGAAGACAAGATGAAATTAATTGAGCTTTGTGTTACCATGGCTTATATGGCAAAGATTAATTATGAAGATGTATTCTCACCAATTAAAATGTGGGATGCGATCATCTATAATCATTTGCGTAAAAAACGCATCGCAATTCCAGCGAAGGGTCAAGGTTATGGAAAAGATTCTCAGTTCGAGGGTGCTTATGTTAAAGATCCTATTGTTGGATTACATAATTGGGTAGCTTCTTTCGACTTGGCGAGTCTATATCCTCATTTAATTATGCAATATAATATCAGCCCAGAAACATTGACTGACATTAAACTTCCAACATCAGTAGATGAATTATTAGATCAAAAGACAGATACTGATTATATTAAGCGTCGCGACTTGGCATTAACTGCGAATGGTTGGTGTTATACAAAAGAGAATAAAGGATTTCTTCCTGAGTTGATGGAAAAAATGTATGCTGATAGAAGTAAGTTCAAGAAACAGATGCTTAAAGCTGAACAAGAATATCAAAACGATAAATCTAAAAAACAATTATTAAAAGAAATATC